AGACCCGTCAACAGTCAAGGAAGAGCCGCTTAGGCCAAGTGAAGACGATAAAGAGCCAACAATTGTTAAGTTTCCAACTTGTGCGTCACGAGTTGAAGATGCGCCCTGTTCTAAAACCTCATCCAAAGTACCAACTTCAGCCGTGGATGTTCCAGTTTGCGTTAGATCGACTTCTGCAACATTGCTGCTTTTCCAATAAATCCGGACCTTATCAGAACCATCTTTTTTAGCATAAATGACTCCGCCATCCGATGGTGCAGTGACATTTTCACCAGCTTCCACCACTTCAGTAAGATTTACAGACCCAGAGACCTTGAGGTCTTCACCTATTGATCCGCCGCCTGATTTAAAACCACCACCAAAACCCATTTGTCAATCTCCTAGTCTGTTAATCCGGACCCAGTAAGAGGATACATCCTCTGGGTCGGTATGTTTGTAAGTTCAGCTATAACTTTATATTGAGCAGCCCCTCCGTTGGAGGCGGGTGTAGAGACATAAATTTCTTTACATTTAACATTAAAAGTGAATGAGTCTTCTTTTGAATCAAATTCTACATAATGAAGGCCATTAATGACCTGACCGTCTGCATCTCTAGAGTTAAAGTGAATATAGAGTGTTTGATTAGAATAATTTACGACAGAAACAGACCTTGCCACATAGGGAAACTCAACCTTATCTTCACTATCTGCCGCAAGGGACGTAGATCCAGTGATCCACGGTGTTCCTGAGACCTGATAAGAGCCTACATTGTGTAGCCCTACGCTGTAAACATTTCCTACTTGTTCTTTAAGTGCCATAGCTTTCTCCAAATTACATTATTAATTAGTTATTTTTTCCGTTTTGCTTCTTCTTTCTTGCGTTTTGCTGCCGAGCGTTTTCTAGCCAAACGTTTCTTTTCTGAGGGTTTCATATAAAAGCGTCTTTCTTTGGCTTCATCAATAATCCCAAGCTTCTTGGTTTTCTTAATAAATCTTTTTATAACTCGCTCAATATTATCGTTTTTGCGAACCCTCACTGAATAGTTTGATTTTGATGCCATTTATCCACCCGCCAATTTTTTCCAAATGCCGCCCGCGCCCATAAATTTCGAGATATCAACCCCGGGATCGTTAGGGGCCTGCCCAGATAATGGCCCACGCTGAGTATCACTCGGCGTAGGAGCAGGCGTGGTACCTTCAAAAAGGTTCACTCCATTATAGGCATCTTTTCCAATTGCATCTAACATTTTTTTCTTTTGCTCATTTAAGCGTATTTGGTTTTCATTGTTTCTTAAAATCTCTTGATTTCCTTTTGTTTTGCTTTCATTAATTACGGGAACAGAAACTCCCTGAATTACTTCGGTGATAATTCCAGACAAAACTCCATCATCAAAGATCACCTCTTTGATGCACTCCTTGATGAGTGGTTTTAAAATTTTCTTTAATTCTTGTTTATTCATTAGTCTCTCAAAATTTTTGCAAACAAATTATCAATTGAACGATCAACGGACTCCCTCATTGTCAATCCCACCCCACCAGCATTATTTTTTGGGTAAATGAATGCATTTGGAGTAGAAGGTTCGGAAACAATATCGAAGCAAATTAATTGAAAATCCTCTTGGACAACTGCTCGTCCGTTCATATCTTCATTAACTGACCCAAGTCCCCTAGAAGAAATACCGAGCTTGACCCCGGCATTAATTAGATCTTTAACGGTTCTCCCAGAAGGAGTATCTAGAACTTTGAGCTTGCCCATCACATCGTTATTTTGCCACCACACGTCAATAATCATGTGGGAAACATTTTTTAAATTAATAACTGAGTCGTCGGGATGATCAAGTTCTCCGGTGGCTCGATTGTCTTTTACGATTTTCTCATAATTCGCAATTTCTTTTTGCAGAACTTTTTTAGGATAAACTCTACCGTTACCATTGGGCGTGTCGGCTGCTTGAATTCGTCCCGTAAGGTAAACTGCTCCATTTTGTATCTCTTTCTTTTCTCTTTCCGTGAGAAGGTCTTGACAGATTCCGTCCGGACACAGTTCAAAAAATTCTGTTAAAAGTTGTTTTGGCATCCCTATTCCTCATACCAATTGTAAGGGTTAAATCCTGGCTGGGCAATGTCGCTGGCATCATATCCTGGGTTCCATCGTTTCGGACGGCGCTTTCCAGTTTTAGCATAGCTTGTATCTATATCTTCTTGCGCGTATGCTTTTGCCTCAATACCATTTTTAAACATTGACCGGCCACCAGACATATCCATTATTACGCTATGCTGCTCCAAAGTAGCAACATCTTCGATTGAGGATAAAAAATCAAGAAGACTTTGAGCACCAACAGCAGCGCTTCCACCATATTGCTTTTCAGTGGCAGCAACCATTTGATCAGCCAATGTAACTTTCCACGTTAAAACCCCATCTCCTCGATGAATAACTTCTTCGAGCTCTTCTTCAATAATTTGTCTTAATTGTTTTGTTGTAATTTTCATTTTAATAAATCCTTTGCGGGCTCTCCCCGCTCGCGTCAACTACCGGAGCAGCAACGCCTAACTGGTTGTAGCATCCATTTAATCATGACTTTCTCCTTTGTTGATTTTTAATCCTTCATCATTCACAAGCATTGAGAGGAAATAAGAAGTGCCCGAAGACACCCATCCAAGAAGAAACATGTTTCCTATACAGTACTTGAATGTAAATAGTTCTGTCCATCCGTTTATGAAAAACAAAAACATGCCCACCCAAAAGCCCATACACATAGTGCAATTGGCCATGTAACCAATAAGTCCCCATTGGTCTCGCCTGGGGCGGACTTTTTCAAATATCTTTGAGTTCACAAGGACTTGTGTGAGTCCATAGCTCGCTAAAATAAACCAAATCATACCTAAATCCATCTCCACCATTGTAATGTGCATTAGTAAGTGTATCTCCCATAAAGATACGGAGCAAATAAGTTCTGCTGCCTGATTGACCCTTTCTCTTCTTCGTGTGGCACTTCGCCAAGCTCTGTTGAGTTTTCTACATCTGGATCCAAAAGTAAATCGTCCATTTTTTCATCATGACCTTTGGTGACTTCCATGTAAGGCGCTTCTGACTTTATCCACTCACTAACTTGGAACAAAGTGATCTTAACTTCATCCAGTTCTTTTGAATCATGAATCTTTCCCTCTAGAGAGCCATAAACATTTCCGCCCTGGATGGAGTCGTATTCTATCACTCCCGCATTTCTAAGATGCTCCATTAAACGAGCTTCCGCGCCATAAACAACTTCAGACATCAAATCTTTTGCAAATGCAATAATTTTCTTTTTTTCGGACATTACAACAATATCAATATCAGAATGGTCAAAAATCAAATAATCTCCATTTAGTGCTCTCCGCAAATTGAGATCAAACTTTAACACTTGAGCATTGGGATTGACAACCTTTACGTCAATTGAGTCTTTAATTTTAACTTTAACAGTGGGTTCAGTTTCTTCCTCAATTGATTCTTGTTCTGTTCCTGTTATTTTGACATTAACCATTTTTGCTAATCTCCCCAACCAAGTCTTGTATATAGAAAACGTCTTGAACCATTTGCTCTGTAATTGGAGTCTTGGCAAAATTATCCAGGCGATCTACAACCTTTTTAGATCTCTCGGTTAAATGAGCCGGGAGTTTTCCATTTTGAATAGTTTGGTTCAATTCTGTTTTTAGTCTGCCGATCTCTTCATTAAGAAACGATTTCAGTCCAAGCCCATTATCAGAAAAAGATACTATAAAATTTGTTAACAATTTTTTTTGTTCTTCCTTAAGAGTGTCTTTGTAAGTTGAATTAAATTTATTGATAAACGTTTTGTAAGTTAGTTTATCAATATGTTTGATTTGTGATTCACTAAGTTCTTCTTTTGTTGTCGTCATGAGATTCACTATTTTATCTTCAATCAATAATCTTTTTTTAGCACCAAGTTGTGATGATTGAAAAAATTGCCCGATTGTCGCGATATCCCGATAATTTGAAATAAAATTTGCAAAAACTTCTTTAGAAAAAGTTTCATTGATTTTTTTTATCAATTGGGTTTGTGAATTAAAAGACTCTTTCCGGTCCAGATTATCAAAATCTTTTTTGACCTCAGACAGAAGTCTTGAGGCAAATTCTTTATCTAATCCTTTCGCCTCTAAGAGTGAATTATAGAGGTCTAGTTCTTTTTTAAGAACCGAATCTTTACGAAAACTTTCTTTAATAAGATTCAAAGCTTTGGCTTTTGTTTGTGTATCGTTTCTTAATATTGCTTTGGTTAATTCTTTGATTAAAGATTCATAAAGAAAAGCGGTATTTCTTTTCTTATTGTGCCTGATCTTCATTTACTTTCTTCTCCGTTTTTAATAGGTTCTCCAATAGTGCGTTAATTTCGCCACTAATGTTAAATAGTTTTTCTTCTTCTAAAACATCCATTTTGGGTTTTTTGGTCTCAACGATACCAACTTCTAATCCAGTAAGAGCGTTGCTGGTCTTTCGACCACGAGAATTTGACCCCACCTTATCCCCACTAACTGTGGATGTATAGTGTTGATGTCTTCGTCTTTTACGAGGCCTTGGTTTCATTTCATATTCTCCACGCCTATATTCTACATCATCATCTCGCTTGGCGGCGGGCTCGGCCAATAAGACTTCGTCCTCTTCGGGGGTTTCTTCGGGGGCTTCGATGCCCTCTGTTCCGCCCCCTTCCAAGTCTTCCAATCCTCCGCCAAGTTCATCCATACCTCCGGCCAAACCACCTTCTCCGCCGAGGTCTTCTCCGCCTTCGCCGCCTGCGGCAGCAGCTTCAAGCTTAGCAGCAAACTTCTTGTCGAAAAACATCTCTCTTTGATTTCGAAGAAATTCTTCTTCGGAAAGACCAAGTAGGTGTTCTGCAATCCATCGCTTGCTAAAGAAGCCTTCGGTAGCAGCACCAGCAAGATCAAATTTAGTCTTCCAATGCTCAAGCTCTTGAAGCTCAGCAATTTTTGACGGGTTATTAAGTTGAATTTTGAAAGAAAGGAGATCATCGTCACGGTAACCGAGCGTAAATAAGTGGATAATGCCAATCTTTTCAAGCTCTGCGACAACAACTCTCTGTAATCGCTGAATGGTTCTCGCAAATCTAATATCTTTCTGGGCGAGGGTCTTATCGCCCTCTTGTCCGGCGCCTTCTCCCATTGTCAGATAAGATTGGGGCACTTTAAGCGCCGCAAAAAGTTTGTCTCTTAAATATTTTACATCATCAACTTGTCCAGTATAGTCTCCTCCCTTTAAAGGGAGAATTTCCGTGGACGACCCACCGCGAACTGGTATATAATAATCCTCTTCAATTGAAAGTGGATTATAGCGAAGATCAACGCGCCCTGTTTGTGGATCAACAACTTGATGTCGCTTCATCTGTGTCATGACTTTTTGCATATATTGTTCGACATCTTGTGGAGCGATAGACCCAACATCAATTTTAAAAACTCGTCTCTCTGGTGCTCTTACAATTCGATAGGCCATCATTGCATCTTCAAGCAAAATTAGCTGTCTATAAATTCGACGGGATGCCTCTAGAACAGAAGAGCCGTAAGGCATATGTTTGTCATTACCTAAAATCCTGAAGTGGGCGATTTGCCAATTCTCCAAAGTCATCCCAGCCGTGTTCCATTGAAATTGAACATAGTTTGGGTTTGTCGGATCTTCACCCTCAAGTCTTTCGATTTCTCTCGGAGGCAATCCTATACAAGAACGGACGCCGTTGTGCTCTTCGATATCTAAATAAAGAAAAAGGTCTCCATATTTACACATAGTCCGACACCATCCAAAAAGATTATGCTCAATGTTAAGAATATTATGGTAAAGGTTGGACAAAATGTGTTTAATTTCTTCATTGGGACATTTGATTCGCAACATAGGGCTTATGCTTGAGTGTGTCGTCATTTCATCAGCATAAATATCTAATGCAGAAGCGATCTCAGGGACATATTCCATTTCATCAAAGTCAACATACCGCTCCGCACGATTGCGATTTGCAATCATGTTAAGGGTCAATTGATCAATTGCGTTATTTTCCCATTTTTTAAATTGTTTTCCAGAGGCTGATTTAAATTTAGACGCATATATGTCTAAATGCCGCCGTCGCAGTTGCCTTCCAGTCTGTGTTCGGCGTTGGGTAATCGGACCAGAAAATAATCTCGTCAATGTTTTGAACAATTGATGTTGGGGATTATAGGGTGATTTATCGTTTTTTGCCATTTATTTATCCTTTAAAGAGCCAAACAAATTCCTTGGCTTGTTGAATTTCTTTTTCATATTTCTTTTCAAATTTTTGATTTCTTTCGTGTTCTTTCATGCCGGAAATTGCTGTGTTTAATTCTTTTCCCTTTATATACATAGAATCAAGAATAGCCTTTTGATATTCTACATCCCGTTTATTAACCTCTAGTGCTGTGTCTCGCACAAAGCAAGCAATTGCCAGTGACATAACTAGATCATCATTATAAGATCTCATTGCTTGTGGTTTCCCGTTATTCCAAATAAAAGTCTTTAATTCATGAAACAGGCGATTTGAATATGAAAAAATCATTTTGTTTCTTATAAATTCTTCAAGCTTAGCAACCACCAAAGGTCGAGTTCTTGTGGAGGTTGTAAAACCTGGAACGGCTTTTTGATTGTATTCGCCATGAACTGCGTCGACATATTCGTGTGTTGATTTAATTGAATAATAAAGATTTGGATAATCTAAGTCAATAAGTTTTTCAATAATCGAAATTCCAATTCCATTATTCTCAACAACCAAAAGACACTTGCCAAATTCATGTCCGGCATCAAAAAGAATCTTTGAATACATATCCAATGTCGGCTTGCCTTGATATTCAGCAACAACTTCCATCGTCTCTAACTTAATAATTTGAAAAACGGAAAAATCTGAACCGTCGCCTCTTGCAACGTCCGCTACCATCAAATAGGTCGATCCTTCCTGAAACTTCTCCCAAATCCAAAAGTTTCGATCAAAACCAACACGATACATGGGCTCTTTGCAACATTGGTGAATCCACGACAGATCGTCCGGGTGTATGACTGTGTCCCCAGAAGTATTGAAATTACATTCCAACTCTTGTGCAATTTGCCTTCGAGACATGTTTTTGGTTTCTTTCTCAAACCATGCTTGATCTCGTTCGGGGTGAACATCCCAAGGAAGAATTACCGGATGAAAATCATTATCTCCAAGCTCGGCATCTGCATATGTTTTGTGAAACCAATTTCCAACACCGTTAGGAGTGGAAAGAGCAATGCACCGACCGCCGGTTGAGAGTGTTGGATAAAGCCCAGTCCACAAATCATCCAGTCCATCAATGTGTGCGGCCTCATCTATAACAAGCAGCGATAATGCTTCTGAACGACCTGCGTCACCAGAAGTTGATGCGGCTTTGATTGTAGAGCCATTGGTTAACTCGAACGATGTTCTATTGTCCACAGAAACTTTAGCAACTTGCATCCATGGCGGGAGATTCTTCATAATACTTTTAACTTTCTTGACAAGATTCCCCGCTGTGCTAAACTTCGTGGCAATAACAAGAATATTCTTTTCTTTATGAAAGAGCATAAACCATACGCAATAAGCAGCCGAGATCGTTGAAATGCCAAGCTGCCGCGCTTTAAGAATAACTGTGAATCGATAATCATTAAAATCATCCAGTAGTTGTGCTTGATAGGGATAAGTCTTAAATGGAATCAACCCGTGCATTGGGTGCGAGATTCTGCAATAGTTATTAATGAAATAAGCCGGGTCTTTCCCCGACTTAACGATTTCTTTTACAATTTCTTGTTTCGAAAGTTGGAAAGCCATTGCATCCTATTGTCCATCGAATGGATCAAAGGCACCCGGGTCACTTAAGGGTGGAATCCGCTTAGCCCCTTTGCCTCTAAGGGCTTGCCTCATTTGGCTAGCCAAGTCCCCAATTGCTCTTGGGTCCATAGCGGCAATCTCTTCAGGCGTGAAAGGCTGGCCTGTGGCGCCGTTGACCAGAAGCTTTAAAAAATGCAGAACAAAAGGTTTTTCATCAGGAGCATTAGGGTCCTCATCTTTATCGGGGCCCTTGCCCATTGCGTGAGCAACGTCATCGTCGGCGGGTCCACCAGGGCCATAGTCCCCCTGCCCTTGCAGGATATACGCAGTATCTGAGGCCGATAGACTTTCGGCCACCTCTTCAAGCTCTTCTTTGATAATTTGTTTGAGCTTCTTGGCTGTAAGTTTCATTGGTTTTTCCCTCTTGTGTCATTCTTCGGTCGCTTATCTGTTGCTTGTGCGAGAAAATCTCTAATATTTTGATCAATCTTTCTTTCTTTGTCGGAAAAGATAGGCTCAGAATCGAGAGCAGAAATCTTATAATGTTGCTTCGCATTAACGAAAGATCGAACTCGAGAAGTAGACTGGACTAGAAT